CACCCGCATGTTCTGATTCCACCTCTCCATGCCGTTGTAGCGGAAGAACTTCGTGTTGAGGTTCTTCAGGAATTTGCTCATGTACATCGAGTTGTACATCTGCCCCATGGAATCTAGTACGAGCTGGTCGCCGATGAGCCCCAGCGTTCTGGCCATCTCAGTCTGGGCGTCAGGGCCCGCACCACGTACCTGATCGACGAGGCCCTTTATGCCGTACTTGAACGCGGTCCACGCCTCTTTCATGTCGTTCGAGCGTAGGGCTATGCCTAGCGGGTCGATCAGGTTCGAGAACAGGCTAAGCGGAAGCAGCACGATGTTCTCGTACGCCATGAGACCGCTCATAACCTCCTTGAGGTGCGGGTTGAAGTTGTAGCCCAGCGTACCCTCCATAGCCATGGTCGCCTTGCGCGCCATGTCGAGTTCGTCCTGCGTCGCGCCTTGCTTCTGGGCTTTGAGGAGCTTCGAGGTGATCACTTCTCCGTCGTTGCCGAAGTCGTTGGCGTACTCAGCACGATGCACCGCGCGCTGGGCGTATGTGGTCATGACGTCTACCAAGTCCTTGGACTGGTATTTGGCGAAATCGCCCGCGTTGCTGGGGTCGATGAAGGTAAACCGGCGGTCCAGCACCGATGGGTTCCAAGGGGTGAAGCCCAGCGAGTGTTCGTTTTCGGCCAGCTCGATCGAACCGTCACCGTTCACCAGCGCGTTGAACGTTTCCCGTGCCTGTTCCTTACCGACGTACTGCTCCAGCAGCTTGACGAACTCCGCCTCATTGTTGCGGATGGTCCCCTTGTCCCAGACACGCGGGAAGTAGTTCTTGACGTAGCCCAGATCTTCCCACTTTTTGGTACTGTGGTCGAAGCGCTTTACGCCGTTCTCGACCATATAGTCGTGTATGTCCTTGAGATATGCAGCCAGCCTCATCTCCAGCGGGCTGGAGGGCGGTTTCATAGCCTGCATATTCTCCAGCGCGCGGCGGCGGTCCTCAGCCGACGTATCACCCAAGATATCCTGCAGCTGGTTCAGGCGTTTACCGGTCTGCTGTGCGCGGCGCTGCATGAATGGCAGCTTGCCCGGGGCTTCACGGCCCGGTTCGCGATGGAACATGTCAGCCAGCTCGGTCAGCGCCTCGACGTTGGTGTTGCGCAAACGGTCCGTAGTGGCTGTGAACAGGGCCTCGGCGGTATCGCCAAGCGGACCTGACACCCTGCGTATACGGTCGGGCAACGTCTCGGCCTTCAGGTCTTCGAGCACAGCTCCAACGAGGCTGGGCTCCGAAAACTTGCCACCGTGCAGCGCCGTGAGCAGCCGATCGATCTTCTGGTCTTGGCTCAGCACTCCCAACATCTCGCGGAAGAACGTCACTATGCGCGAGAAGATGTTCGTCCCGGTCGGGCCCAGTTTCAGCGCACCTTCGGCCCAGAACTGGTACATGTAGGCCAGCCGCTCCTCGCGGTCTTTCTCGATCTGCATGAGCGCTTCGGGATGGTCTTTCAGCAGCTCCCGCATCTTGGACATGACTTGCGGTGCCTCGGAAGCGGCAAGCAGGTCGGCCTTCAGCTTGCGTTCGGCCTTAGAGCCACCCAGCACGGCCATGAAGTCGTGTAGCGACTCGTGCCACGCCACGGACATCGGGTTCAACGAATCGACCGCGATCTTGATCAGCCGCTTCGTCTTGTCGGGACTCATGGAGAATTCGCCAGACGCACCGATATCAGCGAACTTGGCAAACGCTACCTTAACGTCCTTGCCGCGAATGCGGGCGATCTCATCGATGATCGCTTGTTTGTCAATCTTCCCCGGTTCCCCGCTATTGGGGTTCATCGCGGATTGCCGGGCGCTGCCCGGCTCAGCTTTTGGGCGGATCAGCTCCTCCAGCCGCGCACGCTGTGCATCCGTCGGTTCGAGCCCGTCCCACATGCTACCCCAGTCGAAGGAGCCTTTCGGGTCAAGCAGTTCTTCCAGCCTGAAGCGCAGTTGGCTTTGCGTGTCAGTGAGATCCAGCGCTGGGATCTTCTTGAGCTGCTCAAAGGCCTTGACAGCCATATCAGTGAAGCGCAGCACCTTACCCGGAGTGTCGAGGCGGCCCCAGTTGTCCTTCACTGCCACGTCGTACAGGTCGGTGAGCGCATCTGGGCTCAGCGCCCGTGTGTCGTCGATCTTCTTGGCGGTCTCACGTGACGAGGCGGCCGGGTTCGGTTCGGTCTTTGGCGTTTCGGCGCGCCCCTCGCGCTGCACAGGCGCCCAAGTACCGGGTGACGACTCAGCATAACCGTTGTCGGACAAGAACTTAGCCACTTCACGTTCACCGACGTTGTACTGACGCCCCCGATCTGCTTTCGCGTCTGTGATCAGCGTAGCCCCAGCGTCGACGGCCTTCTTTATCTCATTCCAGTCTGGCTCGATTCGTCCTTTGCGGTTACCCTCAGCGCTTATGAATACGGTGTCGTCTTTCGTGTACTTGCCGGTGTTGGCTAACTCCCCCCAGTCCTTCATGTACTGGTTGGTGCTGGACTTCTCGCTACCGCGCCCGATGAACTTGTCGGCACGATCGGATTTCTCTTGATCCTTGCCAAGATACGGACTGTCCCCAGTGAGCTCGACTTTGTTTTTGTACGCCACGTCCTTCTTCGGTGACTCCGAGGGCGGCTCCGAGGGCGGCGAAGCACCCCAGCGCAGCTTGTCCAGCAGCCCTCTCTGCATACGGGTCAGTCTGTCCTCCGGAATCTGTCCAAGCTCCTCTATCGCTCTGCTGGCCAGTTCCTTGTAACTCTGCATCTTCTCGGGCGTGTCTATGCGATCCCAGTTCCCCTTCACCGCCACGTCGTGCAGAGTGGTGAGCTCTTTGGGTGAAAGCGGTCGCGCGTCGCCATTCTTACTACCACCCCCAGCGCCTGTCATCGGCGCACGCGTGGACCCCAAGGCAGCACCGGTGTCTTCTTCGTAGCGACGAGGGCTAGTGTTGTTTAGCTCCTCGTTAGAACGCGTGCGCGGCAGGCCGTTTGAGCCGATTGATTTGCCGTCGTCCTCTCCGGTCACTCCCTTGCGGTTCATGTCAGACTGCTCTACTTCGTGCTCGAACTCCAGAGCGCTGATGTTCGCAGCTGCTTCGGTGTACATGCGCAGCCTCTTCTTCACAACAGTTTCCGCCGGCACACCGCCTCTGTTCTTCTTGAGTTCGTTGAGACGCTCCTGCAAGCGGTCTACGTTTCGTTGCAGTGCAAGTTTGATCTCCGCGCGGCGTGACTCAGCCACCCCACTGTCGTCGTCCAGCAGCTCGGTGAACTCGTCGGCAACTTCGGACAGTTTCCCTTCCAGTTCTTTCAGGGAACCCTCAGCCCCTTTCAGAGCGGATTTCACCATGTCGTAGTACTCGTCGTCACGCTCAGGCTTGAGCCTCGCCCCTGTTTTGCGGTCTAGCACCACGTCGTCGAGATTGGTCGACAATCCCTTAACATCATCGCGCGCCAGCACGGAGGCCACGGCGTCGGAGAACAGACGGCGCATACGCCTGCTGGCGCCCTCACCACGGCCTGAACCCTCCTTATCGCCCTGCGACTTCCACATGGACTCGGCGGATAGGGTGAGCTTGGAGCCATCAGTGCGCTCGAACGTCACACGAGTCTTCGAGGCCGACGGGTCCTTGGTAAGCTTGCCGTAGGCAGCGACGTCTTCATCCGACGCGATCGTGCCGTCGTATGCCTTGGCGTCTGAGACCTTCAGCACCTCGTACAGGTCGAGAGCCGCCTTAGCGCCACCCTTCTTGTACGCCTCGCGCATGGCGCTCAGTTCACCCTTCAACTCGTTGATCTGCTGCGAGCGGTCTTCGCCGGTACGGCTCTCGTGCCCGGCGATACGCTCCTTGATGTCGTTAGCAATACGCCTGACCTCAGCCCCGGGGTCGCGCCCGGTGCGGGCCACGTACTCGCTGTACGGTACCGGGTGGGCCCGGGCGTCAGGGCCAACAGAGCCACTGCCCATCATATCGACGGCTGCGCGCGACGACTCCTTGGCGCCGCGCTGCGTGCCGCGCAGCACGCTGAACGGACGCATGGACTTCGCGTCCTTGAACTGGTATGACGCCTCAGGTGCCTCATGCACGTTGATCGGGTTGCTGCCGTCCTCCTGCAGGGTTTCGTTCGGGTCGAAGCGCAGATCAGCCTTGTTCTGCTTGGCGTAGTAATCCAGAACGGCCTTGGCGCTCTCAGGCGAGCCGAAGGCGCTAGCCAGCCCGTTCACCAGCGCCGTGCCCTTTTTCGAGTCGGCCGAGTCAATGAGGGTGAACTGGTCTACCAGCTGGGCGATGCGTTGGAGCTGCGGAGCAGTGAGCTGGCGGCGCGCCTCGGGCGTCAGGCTGGACACGAGGAAGCTGTTTGGCTGCTTCATGTCCTGCTGGGCGTTCGTGATGCTCTTGATACGCGACAAGAAGCTATCCTCGGGACGCGGCAGGTTAGCGTACTCCACCAGCGTCTTGGCCATGGCGTCCGGGTCCTTGAACAGGGACATGGCGTTCGACAGCTTGGTCAGCGTCGGTAGGTCCTTGGCCGTCACGTCACCGGTCTTGGCAGCGAAGGCCATCATGGCGTTGGTTACGTCCGAAAGATGGCGGCGCACGTCAGGGCTGGCCTTGGCCTCGTCGGTCAAGCCGTCGAACACCACCTTGCTGAACGCAGCCTCCTCGGCTGGCGTAGCGCTCTGCAGGTTCTTCTTGACGACACGGTCTTGTGCACCGTCAGTGGCGTCGCCCGCAATCTCCGAGCCCTTGGCGGATACGCTCTTGTCGAGGTCGATCAGATCCTTCACAGCACTCCCGGCCTTCTCGCCACCACGCTGGGTAACGAGGGTGCGGGCTAGGAAGGATTGGTTGTCCGGGTCGGTGAAGTCACCGCCCATGTCGACCACACGCTGTTTGACCTCGTCCGGAGTGACCGGGTCATTCAGCAGCTCGTCGGCATAACGCGAGGCGCGCGTAGCACGCTGCTCGTCATCGTGCCTGACGTTGGCTTCGGTCTCTTCAATCGTACCCCCCTTGAGCGTAGGTTTGGGTTGCCCGAACGCATCGGCCGAAGCTTCGTCTTCGAGGCTGGTACCGAAAACCTTACTCAGAAAATCGCCCGGATTTTCAGCAGTGCGCACAGCCTCGGTCATGCGGTCAAGGGTGTCAGAGACGATATCCTTGGCCTTGCCGGTCACGTCCTTGGCCTTGTCGCCGGCAGCCGCGAAGTCATCACCGAAGCGCTCCTTCACTGCTTGGCCGAAGCCAGCCATCTTATCCAGTACCGTGTCAGCAGGAGCAGGGCCAGCGGCAGCGCCGCCACCCCCGCCCTCGTTAGGCATATCCGCGACGCCGCCAGCACCAGCACCATCACCAGTGTCGTCACCACGCTGGAACGGGTTCTTGATCCCGGACATGTCTGGCATCGCGTCCTTGCCGCGCCCCAACAAGGCCGCTGCAGCGTGGGCCGGGCCGCGAAACACACCGGACATGGCACCGCCCGTGAGAGCACCGCCCGCTACGGCATCGGCAACGTCCCATGGATCGAGCTGCTTGTTCGGATCGATGTATTTCTCAGTGCCGTAGTCTGCGACCCGCTGTGCTCCTCCTGTGGCGCCCATGATGGCGGCTTCTCGACCGATATGGCCCAAAAGCGACCCAGCTGGTTTTTGGAGAAGCGTTTTACCGATGCCGATAGGAACAGCGGATGCAAAAGCAGTGTCAATAACTCCTCTGGCCCGAGCAGCCGTCTCGCGGTCCTGAACCGGGGCCTTCATCTGCTCCGGATCTTGATACTGTTCCAATGCAGCTGCGCCGCGCCCCATGTCGTACATCGGCACCGCTGCAACGCCGTGCCCAATGGCCTTGCCGACCAGTCCGAGATTACGAGTCAGCGCGGCCGCTGCGAGCGTTGGGATCATCGGAACCATGCTCATGGCACCCTGGCCAAGGGCGCTAGCGGCGTAGTCACCGGCATCACCGAGCGAATGGACGTCGCGCAGTGACGACACACGCGGTGCGTACATACGCGTGTCTTGTAGGACCTGCGTAGCGCGGTTGAGTGCGTCGGTGTATGCGGGATCACCGGCTGCTTCTTTGCTCAGCGCCTCGTCGGTGTACGAACCGGCGGTAAGGGCCGCAGCGGTAGTACGCAGGCCCTTGGTGAACTGGCTCTCCTCCGGGAGTAAGGCGTACTGGGCAGCCGGAGAGATCTGACCATCCGTGGTGAGCCGAGTGAATGGGTTTGGCTCGTCGCGATTGGTGCGCAGGGATGAGATTGAAGTTGCCATGTCAGTTGTTCCGTAGTGCTGACTGCTTAGCCTTTACGTTTTGCGCGCTCTGCGCTTTCTGTGCGGCTTCTACAGACTGGTTGATGACGTTCTCAACGTCCAGATTACGCACACTAAACGGCGACCCGTTTTCATTGGTGGCCCTAAAGAGTGGCACCACGCGCCCAGACTCCATCACCATTGCCTTGTTATTTCCGGTAGCCTTCCCCAGAAGATAGTCCCATGTCGGTACGCCGTTGTTCACGACATCGTTCCACTCCAGCCCACGCAAACTGGTCGGCAGATCTGCGTAATGCGTCGTCCCGCCGTTGGCGGAGAACAGATGGCCTCTCCTCGCAACATCGTCAGCGGTCGTACCAATATCATGCAAGACCTTGAATCTCTGCAGCCAAGCGTCCTGCTCCTGCGGTTTCATGGAGGCGAATTCCTTGTCTGCCATGGGGTTGCTACCCATGATGTACGAGAAGAGGTCTGCCGCCGCTTCCTTGTTCGTGACCTGATTACCGTTCTTGTCGGTGGTGACGTACATCTGCTCGAGGCTTTGTTTTAGGTGTGCGGCTCCATCTTTTTCGACCTCTCGTTGGAACTGCTGGGCCTGCTGCAAGGCCCTCATCCGCGCTACCGCATACTCCTTTTCCCGCGCCATGCTTGCGTTTTGCATGCCGGCCAAGGCAGTGACTGCATTGGTATGTCGCAGCGTATCGGCGTTGAGCTGCGCATCATCGTGCATGGTCCTAGTCGAGCGGAGGCTGTTCAGCTCGCCGGCACGCGCCTGCTGTATCTCAGCTAGCCTTCTGGCGTAGAGGCCCTTATCTTCAGGGCCATATGATTTGCGAATCTCTTCGGCTATCTTGTCGTAGCGAGCGTTAATAGCGGCTTCGGGGTCTACGTTGGGCGATTGAGCGCCAGAGGCAGACGAACCGCCACCGGGGCTGCGCAGGGCAGAGGTGATGGCTTCCATTAACGGGTTCTGCTCCCCGCTGGACGGGGATGCAGTAGCACCTACGCCAACGAAGTTGTTGATGCGGCTGGGACGCGATGGGTCATCGGCTTTGCCATAGATGTTGCCGTCGCCGCCGTAGGTCCCGAGGTTTTGGTACTGTTTGGTACCGCCAGTACGCAGGAAATTGCGGGTATTGTCAGTGACGGAGTCCACCACAGGATTGCTGTTCTGTACTTCCATCGGCACACCCATCTCAGAGAGACGCCGCGACTGATACGAGCTCGGGGCTACCGGCTGCGCGGGCCCTTGATCCGAGACCGGGACTGGTGGGGCGGCCGCCGCAGGAGCTGCAGGAGCTGAGGGCGCATTGGTGCTCGGTTGCTGCTGCGCTGGGCGCTGACCACTGTCGGGCGGGCTCGTGAACCCGTCCATGAACTTGCCGCCGCTAAAGGCGCTAGTCATGCCGTGACCGATACGGCCACCAAGATCCGACGAGATGTTGCCGGCGACATTGGCAAACGGCGCGATGAGTCGCAGCGCGCTGCTGCTGCTGCCCGGGTCAAAGATATGGGCCAGAGGGGTGTTGGGGGTCGAGTCGGTGGCTTTATTCGCGACCTGAGCGGGAGGCGGAGGATTGCCAGCCGAACTCGCCTGCGCTACCGCGCCGGGTTGCTGATAGCTAGGGCCGGCGGCGACATCCCCTAATGCGTTCGGGAGGTACACATCGTCATTTGGGTCTACAGCCTTCGGGCTACCACCATCGGCCAGATGGGGCGCCGGCATCGCACTGCCGCGTCGACCATCGCCATCGCCATCGCCATCGTGCCGACCGTCGCTGTCGCTATCACCGTCGCTGCCAACGCGCTTGCGCAGGGCGGATTCCTTGCGATCACTCTTGAAATCGTGAGTGGCGAGACGGATTGCGTCCAGCTTGTCGCGGCCAATGGCATCAGCCGTGTCACCGGGGAGCACATACTCCTTGTTGCTCAGCATCACGGGGCCGACTTTGTCGCCCGTCGGGCCGCCGGGACCCTTCACGCGACCGCCGTCACGCAGTTGAGCGTTATACGAGCCACCATCGGCCAAACCCAGCAGACCACGGAGGCCGGATTTCTTCGTAGGTTGAACAACCTGTTGTTGCTGCTGCGCTGGGGCAGGGGCCGCCGTGCCAGTGGCGGCGTCCACGGCATCGTCGATCTGGCGACCGCGTCCAACTAGAAGGTTGCCCGCGCGTGCAGCGGCACCGGTGCCGAGCATGTTAGGGTCGACGGAACCACCGTCAGCTAGGGCGCGCAAGCGAGACTTCATTTTGAAATCCTTCGTTATTTGGCTGGTCATGGTTTACCCCCTTCGTGGGTGTAGGTCTGGTTAACGTAGTTCGCCTCAATCTTCGAGGTTGCCTCGTTCTTCGCGAACGACTGGGTGTATTGCTCAGCACCCGTAGCAGCGACACCACCGGAACCAGAGAGCGTCGCACCCACGTGGACACCGGCCATGGCGCCTGCAGCAAGGGTGGACGAGATGCTGCCAGCCGCTTTCAGAGCGTCGACGGCCAGCGCGGCTTTGCGAATCAACTGCTCCATGTTGCCGATGTACGCTTGCACCTGAGCTTGGTAGAACGCCACGTTGGTGCGCAGCTCCGCTTCTTTGGCAGTCACCTGCACTTGGGCTTTCGTGCCTTCGGCCTGAGCCACTGCGGTGTAGCGCTGGGTGTCGGCGATATACGCCTGCGCACCTGACTGAATGATCGACAGCTGGGACTGAATGCGAGCCTTCTCGGCCTCCAACGCCGCTTGATAGCCCTCGATCAGCACCTTGTTCTTCTGGATGGTCACGTCGGCCTTCTTCATGTCGATGTCAGCAACGGACGTCTTGCCCTGAATCAAGGCAGCGTATGCACGGGCCTCGGCGTCGATGATGCCGGCTTTGGCCGCCTCACCCTTCACCTGCGACTCATAGGCATCGAACACGATCTTCTGCGCATTGATCTGCTCCGCGTAGGCTTGGATCTTGGCCTTGAACACCTCGATCCTGTCGCGCAGCACGCTGGACTTGATCTCCGCGCCCTGCATCTGAGTACGGTATGCCTCGGTCTGCGCCTTCAGCGCGTCGATCATTGCTGCGTACGCTTGCACTTTCTGTGTGTTCAGCTGGCCGCGCGCCACCTCGGCTTCGACCTCGGCCTTGAACACTTCGATCTTGGACAGCTCGGCTTGGATCAGCGTGTTGAACACCCGGGCACTGATCTCATAGCCGTTCATGCGTGCGTTAAACAGCGCGACCTGCGCGTTGTAGATGCTGATCTGCGACTCAACTTGGAACCGGGCGGCCTCGAATAGGCGCTGGGCCTGATTCATGAACAGGTTGACATAGACGTTCTCGGCGGCGATGGCCTGCGTGCAGGCGAAGCGCACGTTCTCGACCTGCCACTGGGCGATCTGGATCGTCAGCTCGCGGTTCAGACCAAGCTTCTTGACAGCGAGGTCTTGGCGCAGCTGGTCGATACGCGCGGCCTGCATGCCCGGAGGCATGGTGAAGCCGCGCATTGAAAACTCCTCAGACACAGAGTCCAGTTCACGCTTGGCAGTCAGGTCTTCGCGGTCAGCCGCGCGCGCCCACATGGCCTGCTCCACAGCAGGGGGGATGCCAGAGCCGCCGTCCCATAGCCTGCGCAGCTGCGCCATTACGTCTTCGAGGATCTCTGGGCGGTAGGTCGGCTCGCCCCATTGCAGGATGCCGGGCAGCGCAGTGCCTTCGAATTCGGGCGCCGTTGCGTTGAACGTAGGGAGAGTTATCCCGGAGAAGTCGGGTACGGTGATCTCTGCCAGTGTGGGTGGAGCAGGTATCGTTATCGCCGGCATGTCTGGCACGACAACGTCTTCGATCGTAGGCTCAGTAGGCAGCTGAGGGGTGGCTGACCACGCAGGGGCATTCGGGATATTCAGCGAACCAATCGACGACACGAAGTCGGGGATCGTCAGGTCGGGAATGGCCGGCACCGGATCGAGCGTAGGCACGTCCGGGACGATCGACGTGATTGTCCCGAACGATGTCGGCGAGATGTGGGGCAGGTTTAGGTCGACTTTGATCGACGGGTCAATTTTCGGCAACGCTGGCGGGCTGCCGGCGTTGAAGTTGAGGTCGGTGTGGCCAAGGGCAAATACAGTCTGCATGGCCGAGGACTGGAGGTCTTTGGCGACATCTGTCGACGCCTTGACGCGATCCTCAACCAGCCTCTCTACGTTCTCGACCGTGCTGTATGCCTCAGCAAAAGCACCACTCGCAGCCATATTCAGATCCTCCGAGTCGACATGGCGATGTCGACAGTCGCATCATGGACTTCAAAATCGGCGCCGTCCACGTTCGTGATCGTCAGACGCCAGTACCGACCCCAAAGGCCCTTGCCGGGGGTCACACGGCTATTGCGAGGGGCATTCGCATTGCGCTTTTCAAGGGAGTAGGTGTATGGGGGAGACCCAGACTCATAGACCTCGGTCTTCACGGCAATTTGACCGTCGCTAGTGTAGCCGAAGTACATGCTATCTAGCCGCTTCGTTTGAGCTGCACCGAAGTCGGTGAAGCCGGATTCCACGAGCGAGTCGATTTTCCGGCCGTTGTCGGAGGCGCCAGTCAACTCGTGGATGCCGTCCGGTCCCACAGCCAACTCGCGGCCCTTCCACGAAACGATCGACTCGAATTTGAAATTGTCGTACCAGCCCATCGCCGTCGTCTCGGTGTTCATCACCCACGCCTTGGAACTCGGGTCCTCGAACCAGACGTCCGAAGTCACTTCGGCCGAAGAGCTGATAGACAGAACCGCGTCGTTCTGGACCTGCATCAGCGACGTGCCATCGGCGGTCGAGATCAGCAGGTAGGTCTCCGGCACACCGTTTGGGTCAGCAGAGGACGTGGCAGCAGCGGTAGAAGTCGCGTCGACGTCGACACGACGCTGCAGTACAGCGATGAGCCCCGTGGCGTTCGCCGACGATGTCACGGCCTCCAGCAGACCGAGGGAGGCAAATGACTTGGCATTGCCGCTGGATTCAACGAACGCGCCAGCGGCCGTACCGGCACCAGCGATGCCGGATATGGCCTGTGCGGCCGAGACCAGCAGCTGCAATGCGTCGGCGACGAGGATCTTGTCCGTGGCATAGGCGGCTGCCTCAGCCGTCTGATTCAGGCCCTGCACGGCGGACGACACACCGCTCGCGCTGTCAAGCAGCAGGTCGGCGACAACCGTCGTGGTGTCCGCAATCGATGCAGCGTCGGCCGAGTTCACCAGCACGGCGTACGCATCGATCGTGATCGGGCTTGTGCCATCGCCAGCGCTGATGACAACACCTTGCGGCTGCGGCGCGGCTACCATCGACGACGTGGTGTCCGCCGTCTCAACGAGCACCATGATCACATCCGTGGCCGGGCAGGAAGACGTGGCGCCGGCTACGCCCTCGCAAACTTCGCAACAATCGCTCATGGCTGATTCACTCCAATGAAGAGGGGCATGCCGTCATCCTGAGTGAGCGGAACAGGCGTGTAGCCGGTCACCACGCGATCGCCAAACCCCTTGGTGTAGATGACGCAATCTTCGCCGATTGCAGAGTGCTCCGCAGAGATAAACTGGACCAGACCAGTCTCGGGATCAGGACTTGGTGTCATCGCATACGCGTGTTGGTTCTCAGTCGTCGGGCCAGACACGGGGCCGTTCAGGCCGTCAGAAACGAAGTTCCACGTACCCTTGAAGTCAGTCCCTTTGTCCCACGACTCGTAGGTCGATCTGCGCGACGGCGGATTGGCAGAGCACAGAGACACAATGTCCTGACACTCCTGCGCCCACGGCCCGCTATCGGCGTAGTCGTAGCACTGGTGCTCGCTGTACTCCCAGCAGATGATCCGCCGCTCCGTGTGCTTGCCACCGCACTTGCTCGTGCGGCAATCGCAGCCTGCCGGGTACGGTGGCGAGGCGATGCGCACGAGCTTGCGCCAGCCATAGTAGATGTATGGGTCCGTCACGTAGACGTAGTTCACAGACGTCGACCCGTGCCTCCCGCCGTTGTACGAGTGCCCCTCGAAGTAGTAGTACGCCTCACGCGAATGCGCAGGTACCATGAGGCAAGCGCTGCGGCTCTCGCCGCCGCGTTCTTCCTGCACAGTGACTTGCTTCCATACCTTTTGACGCCAGACCACACAGCCCTCGGGCGCATCTATAAAGTCGCTGAACGAGGGCGGGTCGAAGCCGAGCGTGTTGGACGTCAACGTACCCTCCAGCACGTGCTCTTCGAGCACAGCACGAGGGTCGAAGTCATTTGTGTATGGCATCGCCGGTAGCGAGCGCGAGCCTGTGACAGTCTTCCACGACCACGACCCCTCTAGCAGGCACTTCTCACCCCAGCGCTCGTCCTCAACGGACCCGTGGCTCTCAGGCTGCCCAAGCTTGAAGTAGCGCGCGGCCTTCAGGTCGCCGTTCATGAAGGCAACGAACACAACCGTGTCGCAGTTCACGACGAACGGGGTCGGTCCAGTGGGCTTGGCGCTGTGGCTCAACAGGCCGGGCAACAGCGGCTCGTAGTACTTCACGGGAATGAAGCTGTTCTTCACCGGCGGGGAGTACAGGTATCCTTCCTGCTGCTTACGCAGGCTGGCCGAGCCGCTCGCAATGGGCTGGCCCGGCTCCCGGTTCTTGTTCACCGGACCGATGTTGATGTTGATCTGATACCAGTAGCCCTTCTGGAAGACGTCGTCCTCCGGCCACATGTACCCGACGTTGTGAGCCTCGTTGCCCTTCTCGTTGAATGCCCAGCCACAGGCAGAGCTGTACGCCGACAGGCGATAGAACTCCTGCAGGTCTGCGGGTGGCAGCAGCTGGAGGATGTCGCCCTTGGTCAGCTTCTCTTGGAAGGTCTTGCCGGTAGGGAACCCCTCGCCGGTGGGCAGGCAGCCCAGCTCATCGAGCGCTTTCTGCATGGCTGTGTCACCACGTCCTTCCGCGCGCAGAGCGAAGTCGGTTTTGTCTGAACCGGGGAAGATCGGCAGGGGCATAGCGATCACACCCTTGGTCGAGCTGATCTCTACAAGCCACAACGTGTTGTCCGCCCCCTTGTAGACGCCGTGGGTGCGCATGAACTTGTAGTCGTATTGAACCTGAACGCCATTCTGGTCGACGTCGTTCATGTACTGGGTCGCAGGACCGGGCTTGTTCGGGTCTCGCAGTTTGTTCTTGTTGATGCGCCCGAGGCCGAACACGATCTGTACGACTTTCTTCATGGTGCCCGACCAGTCGGAGGCGCGGGGAACCACGTTTTGGCTGTACTCGGCTGTACCGAGCATGTCGTCGCTGTTGTTCCACTCGGGCATCGTGCTGTGCGGGCGCACAGCGAGGCGACGAGACGGCTGCCGGCCAAGACTGATGTCCTGAATCTCGGCGCAGTTTGGCGTGGGCGCCCAGCTGCGGATCACCGTATACGAGATCTTGGAACCGTCGGGCATGGTCTCTTCGCGCGTGTCCAGTATACCGTTGAACACGAGACCAGATAGGAAGTTGGGGGAGGCAGAGGACTCGAGGATTTCGGGTTCTTCTTCTTCGGGTTCTCTGTGGACCAGACTGGGATACTTCACCCCCGCGCTGATCTGGATGATGTTCTGGCCACCCGCCACAAGCACGTAGATGTACTCGTCGTCGCTGACGCGACGACTCATCGAGTACGTGGGGACTTCGGCCCGCTTCGTGAACGCCTGTGCCTTGCTGAGCAGCAGCGTGCCCTCGGAAATGAGGGCAAGCGCACGTTTCTCATCACCCTCCAGACGGATCGACGGGGCCCCATCATAGGAGGCCATCGTCGGATCAGCTCGAAGTCAGCTGCACGCGGTACGCAAGGTTGAACACGTCGGTGTTGTACAGCGTGCGAGCCGCACTGAACTTGGTGGCTGACACCAGCTTGCCAGTCACTGCACCTTTGGCCGCCTCGCTGAGCAGGGCGGCGCCTTGCACCGTCAGGCTAGAAGCCGTGGCGATGGTGAACGCTGCCTTGTTGGCCAAATTGTCGATGCTGTTGGTGCTCGGGGTCGACGGGGTCCACACGGGACGGGTCGACTCGGTGTAGCCCTCAGTGTTCGAGGTGATCTCGTTCGCGGTTGCAGGGAACGATGCAGCAGTCAGATTGGCCAGCGGCGTGTAGTTCGCAGCGTACAGCGCGAGGTTCCACGTCGGCAGCTTGGTTCCGTTGTACAACCCCACAGTGAGCAGGTACATCAGGCCTTCGTCGGGCAGCAGGTTGGGGTCAACGCGCTCGTCTTCACCGTTCACGTCGTGGACGTACATGCCCGAGATGAAGGCTTTGGCCTTCGGGAAATACAGCCCGCGCTCGTCGCCGGTGCGTTCGTACTTGTGGGAGGCGAGCGCAGCAGCGAATTCGCCAGCGTGTTTCTGCAGGTCGTTCATGATGATTTCCTTTCAGTGGGGGGTGGTGGGTTATACACCGATCAGAGGGCGGTCTCGATGTAGATGCTGCCCACATCGAGAGCGACAGCCAGCGCCGTGGCGTTGTTGCAGCGCCACAGCTGGTGCCCAAGGAACGTTGTGGCAGCAGGTGCGTCGGTGGCTGCGATGAATCCGGACGCATTGTACGTAGTGTTGAGGCGGTTAACCTGCCAGAAAATACCTCCGGACGCAGGGCTGAAGAGGATGAGCTCATACGCGTCGGTGTTGCTGGTGGCGGAGAGGTTGCCGCCAAGGTCGATGGGTGTCTTTGCTGCTGCGTTGCCGTAGATGAGTTGAAGGTTGGTAGACGTCGAAATCTGCCCAACCCCCACGCAGTTGACTTTGGTGGACGGCTCGACGTTTGTAGGGGCGGTGGCCGAGGCTGCGTCGAGGCCAACGAACATCCGGGCTCCTGAGACATAAGCAGGGTCGCTGACACCGAATCGATAGCGTGCAAAGAATCCCCCCAGCCCAGCTCCTGCACCTGTTGCGTACTTGGTTACTGTTTCACGAACGCCGGCCAGCGATCCTGCGGTGGTGGCGGAGACGTAGCCAAGTCGTGTCATCCGAGTCTGCACGTTGGTGGTGGCGACGGATCGGGCGGTGGCAGTCCCGGTTGCTGACAATGCGTTCATCCCAAAAACACCGGGGACCGTCGCCGAGCCGCCGGGCGGCATCCAGATGGCCGCCTTGGTCTCGCCCAAGTTAGGCTGCAGGGTAGCAGCTAAGCCAGAGGGGTCAATCTGAGAAGCCGTCATCCGACCCGCTATCTTCTTCATGAAGATGGTGCCGTAGTTAGACACCGGGGCGGCCGGGTTTTGCGTGTCTGGCAGTACCAGCGTGGCGAGCGACGAAGTCGCGGCTGTCGAAAGTTCGAAGCCCTTGCCCTCGGTATAGCTCAACGTCTGCCCCGGCTGCAGAGAGGCGGTGTACAGTGGGGTCTGGGTCGTACCGTCACTGTGCAGGAGGCTAAACACCCCGGCGTTTGAACTGTCGGCGTTTGTGATCGCCACAGCACGCACGTTGCGCGTAGCTGCCCCGCTGTACGAGACGGCGTTGAAGCTCGTAGCGCTAGACGAGACGTTGGCGCGCCCACCAATGAGCGTCGTACCAGATGCGTCGGCGTACGATACATGCGTCTTACATGCCAGCGCATTGGAGTTCGAGACAATGAGCGCGTCGCCGTTGTTCAGGTAGAGCATCAGAACCCCCCAAGATTGTTGCTGGCAACGGCATCTGAAGCAGATACGCCGCCACCGCCAGCCTCGGACTCTTTGGCGTAAGTCTCGAACGTGCTCACGCTCATTGCCACTGCGATGCGGTTCTCGTCCGTCAAGACGTATAGCTGCCCCGGCTTGAGCCCGTTAGCTCCAGCCAAGGCGATAAGCGCGGCACGAGTACCGCGCTTGTGGCTAATGTCTGGCATTTAGAACGTCCCGCAGTCGATGTTGCCGACAGCCAGAGTCACGAATGCGTTGCCCGCGTCCTTTGTCCAGCTCATAGACGAGTTGAGCCGGACAACACCATCCGTGCCATCGGTACCCCAGATGTACCCAGCAGTCCCGCCAGCGACAACGGCCACCTTCTCGTCGGTAGAGGACGCGGGGATGTTCATCGCAGCCTTGAGCGCGTCGAAGGTGATCTTCTTCTCCTTCTGACCGGTACTGTTCGCGTCATGGATCAGGAGATAGTCAGAAGCGCCGTCCACCGACGCCAAAGTCACGAGATCGTCGAGGGCCGGAACGATCGGCAGCTTGGTGGTCGCATCGATGGCGATGTGCAGCGTGCCACGGTCCGTGGTAATCATTGGCTCGCCAGCCAGCATCCCGGAGGTGGGCAGGTTGGCTTTGAGACCGCGCTTGAGTTGAATCCGAGGCATGATTTCTCCTAGAAAAAGGTGCCGCCGTCAATGTTTCCACTTTCGGCAATTGGGGTTGGATCTATGTCGCTCAGCCCGTGATGATGCCCGACGTCGCTCTTGCCGTCCAGCGCTTCTTGCAGGTTGTTGACGTCAGAGACGTCGATGAGGCCGCGTTTCTCAGGCGCCACCCCGGCGGAGGTAATCCCGTTGACAAAGCCGCCCGCCTTCCAAACACGGCTGTTTGGGTTTGGCGGGAAGAACTTGCCTGCGTAGAAGTCGCTCATGAGATCACCGAATCGACGGCGGTACCGAAAGCCACCGTAGACGTGGAGTTTACAGGAGTGACGGCTTGTTTTACACCCTTCCGGACGAGGACGGTGGTCCGCCCCACCAGCCCCGTCGGAACTCTGACACGATCAGGCTGCAGCTCCGCTGTCGTACCTCCATCCATACCAACTACATAGCCAGTGACACTAAGCCACAGGGCAACGGGGTTGGGGGAAGGAACCTTGTCATTCGGGAAAAATCCCGGGCCTACTTTCGTGCCACTACGGCGCACCGCGCGATGCGGACTCACCAGCTTCAGCGTAAATTGTGTCGGGTCAGTTCCGCCGAGGAACCACACGCCGCGAGAGTCACCGACATACAACCCGTCCGTGACAGCCTCGACGAACGAGATGTAGCCGCTGAATGGGATAGCGTTGTGCGCGCGGTTGTACAGGTGCGGTCGCAACGCCTCGCTGAAGTAGAGCGTTCCGAACTTGGCCGTATACAGACGACCGCCAAGCCATGTGACGAACTCGCCCGCAGGCATGGGGGTCAAGAACTGTGTGTTGCAGTCACCGCCGCCGGCGGTCTCCGCCACCGTATAACTGGGGAACACGGCGGGGATTTCTTCAGCGAAGTGGAAGGTCACACCGTTCGGGTCCGTGATGTAGATGCGGAGGGTCCAGCCCATGCGCCGTGGCATGTTGTTGAGCAGGATGCCGCCACCTACAGGCAGGTCGACGAGCTGAACCTCAGTGGCACCGCCCTCCTCGCGGCGCTCGTCGAGGTACGTCAGGATCACACCGTACTTGCCCGGCAGCAGACTGCCCACCGTTGCAGACAGCGTGGGTACGATCTCGGGGGTAGGTACGCCGACTGGGCGCGCAGTATCAGAATCAGACGGGAGCCAGCCAATGGTGCTCTTGTTGGTCCAGTACACGTTACCGTTGTACTCGGTGTAGGAGAGCGGATCAGCTGAGTTCAGCGTAGCGAGGGGCGTGGTGCTGAGGTCGTCGTTCAGGCGCAGAAGCTGGTTGCCCTTGGCCACCAGCATGGTGCCGCGCTGCTGGGCGCCCCAGATGCTGTGGTAGTCCGAGCCGGGCAGGCGGAGGGTCTGGCCGACACGGCGAGAGAAGCAGCCGGCGCGTCCGATGTCCACATTGACGGCCTTGCGGACCGCCCCCTTCAAGAGGGCGGTCTCGTCGCTCAGGGAGTCGATCCCAGCGGCTGGCAGCGGGTATGGGCGGGTTACGCTCATCGTTACCTCAAGCGACGACCGGTGATGGTACGGTCTGGGTGGACAGGATTGGCAGCGGAGTCACCACACGGTTCGTACAGCCGTGGGGGTTCGTCACACTCGGGCCATCGAAAGCGATGTTCGGAATCCCCACCGGCGACAAACAGCGGGCGGTGTTCGGCGTTGCCACCACACAACTGTCGAAGCCGCTGGGGCGCAGTGGATGAAGCAGACGTGGGGTTCCGACCGTGCTCATGTCATCACCATGAGCCTTGATCTTGCCGGCCTCCCAGCGATCAATGTCGCCGATCAGCAGGCTCTCCCAACCCTGCACACCAATTGTGCTAGACGTCTTGACAGAGTGACTGCCGCTATTGTAGCCGCTGACGCCCCGAGAGTACACCGTCCGAGCAAATAGAGAGATCATGCAGGTACCGAAGGCCTCCCCGGTCGGTAGCGACGGCGTGCGGACGGGTAGGTTCTTGCGCACGACCTTCATTGGGAAGCGGTAATTATCGAAGTTACCGTCCTCCAACGAGCTGCTGTTCCACCCCACCGGATACACCGGGCGGTTCTTGAACTCGATCAGCGCGTTGCCCCACAGGGTCTGAACATCCATGCCGATCGTGTACCGACGTGGGTAGCCCACAAGCGGGGTGCCCCACGGGGTCGTGAGGTTCTGCTGCGGGTTGCCACGGTGCGGGATGCCACTTACCGCGATCGTGCGGTTCAGCAGCTCAGCGTCGTGCGCACCCCAGAGCGCAGCGTTGAGGCCGACCGGGTACACCGGGCGGTTCAGCGACGGCTGTACAGGCGGATATCCGATGACGTTATCCCCCCACTGCGTGCTCGGTCCGATGCCCTGATGGTTCGTCTCGTCATCCAGATTCACGTACTGCGGCACGTTCAGAAAAACGATCTGCCCGAAGCGCAGCGAGCGTATGCCGTTCGGCGCGACGTACTGGCGGCGCAAAGTGAAGGTGGCCGTTCCGAACATCGGGAACGAGTCGAACCATGGATCACCACCGTAGATCCGGGCTGGCACAGGACCGATGGCGCGGTGCTGGTTTGTCACCGTGGGCGTGCCGAACACAACCTCGGAGCGAATGACATGTGCGGTGTACCTGACGGGGGTGTAGCCGAACGGCATCTGGTCACCACCGGGGGCGTAGATGTTCCACGGCGTCATGCGGATGCCGTCGGAAACTACGACGTTGTTCCTCCAACCCTGCGCCCGCACGATCTGTGTGAAGACAAGCATGGGGGTGCCAACGAGCCCGTCCTCGAAGATGAAGCCTACAGTGATACCGTTCGACTGGATCTTGTGGTTTCCGAACTTGGCTACTGCATCGATACCCTCGGGGTAGATCGTAGCCAGCCTCAGCGTAGGCGAACTCATGTTCGGCGGCGCGATGCCGAGCCCGTCGGACTCATTGCCGTCTCCGTTCTGGTCATTCAGCGCGATACGCTGCTGAGACGGCGGGTCCGGAGAGTCCTTACGGATGCGGTGCAGCACCGTGATCAGCGGTACTGAGATCGGCGCCGGATACACCGTCCGCGTGCGGTAGGTGATAAGTGGAGGGGTGAAGTAGTCCGGGTTGACCCACTCCGGCGCAACGTAGCGCACCAGATTCTGGATGTCAGTGCGGCCGAACAAGCTCTGGTCGTAGCCGTACGGACCGACGGTAAGATTGCGGTTCTGGACGATAGGCTCGCCAACCCACTCCACGCTGTGGACATTCGTCGACTTGGGGAACACCTCACGGCGGAAGATCCTAACTTCGTGACCACCAACTTGGCCCTGCCACGGAATACCCACCGGAGCGATCGGGAATGGGTTGTAGCGTACCTCGGGAAACGAGGCCGGCACGTCGTAGAACAATCCCGGGGTGATGAAGCGGCGGGCGAAGGCGATAAACGGTACACCCCACTCAGGGCCGGTCCAGCCGCTGTGGTGCTTCACCTCGCGGTTCAAATTGGCGACGGGGTTGGGGCGACCGAACGCAGACGTGTCACCGATGCCGGCCGGGCCGAGCGCAACGGCCTTGTTCCACACCACCGTGTAGCGCTCGTTGTAGAACGAGTCCCATCCCTGTGCTTGCACAGTGCGGTTGCGGTGGGTGATGAACGTACCCGCGCCCCACAGCGTCATGTCAGTGCCATCGGGCTTGACAGGATCTGCGTTGTTGCGAATCCACGTGCTAAGGCCGACGCGCGACGAGATGTGGCCGAACGTACCCAGCACTCGGTCCTTGTTCTCGACGAACGGGGAGTAGTGCGGCCACTGGTCGGGGTCGAGGTTGTCCGCGAACGGAGCGACGACGACCTCTTGCTTCAGGTTGTAGACAATGGGGAAGTTCCACTGCGTGTCATACCACCCGTTGTTGTGCAGGTTGACGTCCTGCCGCCAGTTGAAGATCGTAGCGGTACCATACTGCGCTGGGTCAGCCTCGCCGGTATAGACATACACGCGGCTCGTGTTGACCAGCAGCTCAGCGTTCTCGCTGATGAACGACGAATCCCAGCCGGTAGGCTCAACGAAGATGCGGCGTTTGACCGTCGCGACGCCCCAGTACGGCCCGAGAACGGATATCGGAAAAATCTCGCGTTGGCGAAACTGGATGTTGCTACCAGCACCTACATCAAGCGGAGTGATGCCGCGCCCAGCGATATCGACGTGTTGAACATCCGGCGTGACACTGTGCGTATTCGGTATGGCAGTCGCGTAGATGCCGCTGGGGGTCAGATAGCGGACGCGGAAGCTTACCCACGGTGTCCCGACGTCACCGGTCTGGGTGACAGCCGGTGAGGCGATGGCCTGTGCGGCCTTTTTGACTACAGCGGTGCCGAACGCCTGCGCGTCGATGCCGGTGCTCAGCTGAACGTAGCGAATGTTGCCTTCTACCTTGGTCGCACCGAACGCGAGGGCAGGTGCGATGCTCGGTGGTCGGACTTGCGAGGCTTGTCTCAGCGCAACCGTGCCGAAACCTCCCTGCTGACCAAGAGTTGCTCCAAGGATGTCACCGGCGCCGAAGGCGCCGAACTCCAGAACTACACTGCCGCCGGGAGGCGATACCAGCGGTTCGGAGAAGTTCAGAATCAGGTTCGGGCCGCCCGGAGGCGTAATGTAGCCGCCGAAATAGCGCGCGTGGACAAGCGGCACCTGCTCGATAAAGACGCCGTAGTTCATGAACCCGGTAGGGCTCAGGTACTGCCGCCAGCTGACATAGGTCGGCCTCGGCATAACACCGTCCACCCACGGCGACGGGAAGATACTACGATTCGGTCTTCCGACACTCGGCGGCTTGGAGGGGGGCCATGCCGGGGGCACGCCGTCCTCCCACCCCACGGGTTTCAGGAACCGGGACTTTAGACCGACGAAGGTAACACCGAACTTCGAGGTATCGCCCAGCCCAACCAACGACGGCTGTAGCGACAGCCCTGTGAAGTTGAGCGCGACATTACCGCCCGCCGGCGGTGCCAGCGAATCGCTAAAGTTCAGATTCAAGCGGTTGCCGGGAGGAGCCGCCATAGACTCCTCCTTACATCGGTACCGCGTTTATGTGCGTGAAGATGACCCCGTTCTGGGTGCCGGTGTCGTCGACACCCACAACCGTCCACGGGCCGATATCGAGGTTGCGAAACTCGAAGAGACCGTCGGGCCCCGTGATCTGTTCTGCGTAGATACGACCATCGTTCTGAGCATACAGACGAACGCGACGTGGCGCAGGGTTGCCCAGCACTGTGGTTGTACCAGCAACCTTGTAGGGGCCTGCATGCCAATTCCGTTGGGAAAGGAGTGTGCAGCCGAGCAGCGGTTTGTTTGTTTGGTTCGGATGCAATGGGTCACCACGCGGTGGTGTATATGCCGCCTTGACCTTATTGAGTAGCGTGTAGTTGTGGATGTCGATCGGCCCCAGCGGACGAACGTCATACACGCGCGAAGAGTTTAGTGTCCATGCGGGGGTGGATGCATCGAACGCATACGAGCGCTGCGTCGCCCAATACACGTTGTCATCGCTGTACTGGAAGTTCCACGCTGTTGGGAGTTCGGCGACAGCAACGCCCCCGGTACCGGGAGCAAATATAGCGATTTCTTGGATGTCCTTGGCGTTACCAGACCCAAAGTCGTACATGAGCCACGGAAAGGAGCCTAAGCCACTGATGCCATCGCCACCATTGTAGAGGGATGCAGAATCCCAGCCGTTGCCCGCGCCGGTATCTGATGTGAGGCCGTCAAAAGCCTTCGCTGCGGTGTAGCTAGTGTTATATGTACTGCTGGCCGACGCAGTACCGCCAGTAGCTACGTTCACACCGCCGATGGACGTGCGCATCTGCAGCTCGCCGACGCCGACGTAATTGGACCCACCATTACCACGCACCTGAAGGCGCCAGTAGCGATGCGCTGCCATAGATCAGCTCCATTTCCCGTTGCTATCACCAGTGATGTCGAACACGAGCATTCCGGTACTGGCATTGGAGTTCAAGGCATAAGCCCACAGCGCCATGAACTTGCGACCGGGGTAGCCATCGACGTTTTCAACGATGTCGAACTGATTCAAACAGCGGCCGTGGAGCGGCTCGAACACACCCGGCATCCGGCCACGCAGAACGCCGCCCTGCATACACAGGAGCGGAGTCATCATAAAACCGTTGTCCGGCGGATGCGGATACGGAAGTATCGCAGCCTGACCGAGCCCGTATTGGTCCCAGCCGTGACCCATCTGATTCATGATGGCTGCACCGAGCGTCTGGTTGAACGAACGGACGATGTAGCACGAACCAGACGCGGGGTTCGCCGTGCGAACTGCTGGAACGCTGAGACCGTTATGGCACGCGCCGGTAGCCGAGCTGGTCTGATAGCCCTCAGAGTGACAGCCGGCTAGAAACGCTGTGTACTGATCATTCGCGCGCGTAGAAATGATGTCGCCAAAGGCCACCCACCACAGATACCCGCCCGACGCCTGCATGCCGGGCGGAGATTGGTCCATACATGCTTGGAAGTAGATCGTCTTGCCGTCAGTGATCAGCACCCACGGCCGAACGTCGCTAGAAATTGTGGCTGATTTGTACGCCATCAGCCCGTTGGTGTACTGTGTGGAAGTAGGGAATGGCTCGGTACCCGTGTTCACGTCCGACATGGTTAGGTAACCGCGAATCTTGGCCTCGCGCGCAGCGCCGGCGGTGGAACCGTCGTCGATGACCTGAAGATACGGACGCGAACCGCTTGTATCCTTCGAGCGATACACCGCTTTATTGGTAGCGATGTAGACCTTATCAAACCCCGCAGGGGCGCGGGTCACGGTGATAGTGCCTGTCGCAGGCGTGGCAGGTGCGTTTGCCACGGTGTATGTAAAGTGCGTAGGATCGATCACCGAGACCACAGCTTCAACGTTGTAGTCAGCCTGATCTGCACCGGTGATTCTGGCTGAATCCCCGGTAGAGAGCCCGTGTGCAGCACTAGTTGCCACCGTAGCAGTACTGTCACTACGAGTGATGCTGGCGACGCTAACCGAGTTGTAGCCGTTGACGAGCACCGCGTCCAGCACGGTGATCAACGAACCGTTCGCGCCTATCAACTGTGGCGCGCCTGCCTGCCCGGCATGGAAAACCTTGATGGCCATGTCAGCTCCACTTTCCGTTGCTGTCCCCAGTGATGTCGATATAGACGCCGCCGAGATACGAGGAAGAGACCGGTGTAGCGCGCAGATACATGAGCGTACGCCCCTCAAGGCCAATCACATTGTCTATCAGTTCTCGATGGCCGTGAACTGTGCCGTGCAGACCTTGGTAGTACGGCAGTGTGCCGCGAATGTTACTGTCCTCCGTCACTTTGATTTGCTCGAGGTAGTAGCGGCTATCGATTGGGTTCGGAAACGGCAGCATGCCGTAGTACCCAAAGCAATATTGTCCATCCCCGATAACTCCCGCGATGAGCCCAGCCGACAGAACAGGGCTAGCCAGACCGTTGTACCGGCGAGCGATACACGTCACCCCAGAACCGTATATGTATCCCTGAGTCCACCGGCTTTGAGTTGGGCGCATGAGCCCAG